GTTATTGTATGACGATATTTGATTTCCTCAATAATATTCTTCACGATAAAAAGAAAGCTGAGTTAGATATTTCTGACTATAGTTTGTACAGTCCTTATATCATTAATCGCTTTCTTTCTCAATATAGTAAAGATGTTTGTTATGTAGTTAATCATACTGTAAATAAACATTGTGAGAATAATTCAGATAAAGAATATCATTATAGCTTTCTTACTAATGCATTACCTAAATTAAAAAAGAAGTTTATTAGGTATATTAAGAAGAAAAAAGATAAAGAACAGGATTATAGTAACTGTGCAAATTTACATGAAATCTCTAAAAGAGAAATTGATTTGTACTTTAAAGAGTTTAACTTAAATATAAAAAAATATGAGTGAGTTTGAAACAGCGTTAGATAAATCTAACATACAACTAACCGACGCGCAAAGAGATGCATTCGATTTTTCTGCTAAGAGAAGTTTAATTAATCTTGATACATATCAAAATGATAGTTTCAGTCTGTATGGTTACAAATTGAATAAAGTACTTGATGATATTCTTCTTGTACAATATGTGGATCTTTCAGCTGACGGTAAGTCAGTTGTTCGTAATGGTATTCATATCCCTCTTGCACAAGTTCAAAAAACATGGCGTTTAGCTCGAGTTATTTTGAATGGACCTTTATGTAAGTATGCCTCTCCGGGTGATATTGTTTGCTTTCCGGACGATAAAGGAATTAAGGTAGATAATATTTCTGTTAAAGGTATTGATGGGTCTGTTAGAGATTGTGTGTTCTTAAATGAAGAAAGAATTTTTGGAGTTTGTGAACCAGAAGAAGTAAATGAAAGTCAGTAGAAATAGTTTATTATCCGAATTAAATAACAAAGTATGTGAAATTAGGTTTTTAAGGCGTATGCCAAAACCTAATTCACCTGCTACTAGAAGAATGCTTTGTTGTAACAACCTTAATTTACTAGGAAGTGTGAATGGTAAGACTGTTCTTAACTTTAAAACTAGTACAGGAGGTCCTAGATACAATACAGCAAATGAAAATACAATTATAACGTGGGATATTTTTATGCAAAGTTGGAGAACAATAAATTGCGATAATGTAGACCTATTAAACTCTTGGTCGGAAGAGGAATTTTGGGGTACGTTTAACGAGAGTTTTGCACCAATGTCTGCAGATGAAAAGATCGCGTTTATGAATTCATGAATCAACTTGAACTTATAGAGAACAACTTAAAAACTATTTTACTTAAAAATATAGAAGTAGAATTGCGTGGCAAAATAGCCATGAAAGGTAAGTTAGTTTTCTATGAGTTCAAAGATTTTAATTTTAAACTTATATTTGATAATCAAAAAAAGTTTGAATTTCCTTACCCATTTAGCATAGAATCTAATAAAGAAAAGATTCGTATGTCCTACCACAATAAATTTGTTCATCATGATGATCCTATACATAAATTCAAGATGGTGAACTGTATGAAAAACTTGAAAAATAAGTTTTATAATTCTACGCTAGTTATTATAATAAAATAATGATAAAATATTTTCCATCTGGTTACACTCCTACTAGTAAGCAGGAGGCTGTATTCGATTTGGTTAATGATAAGTTTTTTTCTGATAAAAAGTTTCTTATCATACAAGCTCCTACAGGTACGGGTAAAAGTTTTATTGCTAAGACTATAGCTAATATGACGAGAAAATCTTCATCTAGATATAAAGAACTAGTTGATAGTGGAGATATATATAAGACAGACTTACATGGGGAATATATTTATAGAGATCAAGTTTATAGAGAGGAGTCTCATGGATGTTTTTCTCTTACAATAACTAAAACACTTCAAGATCAGTATAAGTCTCTATTTGAAGATACAGAAATATTAAAAGGTAAGAGTAATTACGAATGTGCTTTAGATAGTAACTTTGAAGTTGATACCGCTCCTTGTGTTTATCTAAATGAACAAAAAAAGAAGTGTGTTGAGAAGAGATGCTGTTTTTATTATAACGCCATTGATACTACTCTTAAGAGTCGATTTGGTTGTTTAAGCTATAGTAAGTATCTATCTATGGAAGATCATCTCAAGAGACGTCAGTATTTAGTATTAGATGAAGCTTCAGAGTTAGAATCAGAGCTAGTAAAGGAATTTACGTTCACTCTACCGTATAAAGAGTTAAAAAAGAAGGGTATCAATTTCGTTTATTCTATTAATAGAGATAAACTATATGAAAGTTTGTTTGATTGCTTAAGCGAATTAAGAGAATATCTATTAGATGCTAAAAAACATATAACAAGAAAGAGTAGTAACTTTACGCATAAGAGTAGACTTATTTTAGATTACAAAAAGTATTATAGAATATTCAGAGGTCTTAAAAATCTTATAAAGACATTTAAAGAGAGTAAGTATATAGTAGAGAAAGATGGGCTTGAAGTTACCTTTACTCCTCGAAAAGTGGATTTACTAAGTCGACATATTTTTGATCATGCAGATAAAGTTATTTTACTATCTGCAACAATTGTAGGAGTTAAGAGCTTTGTTAAATCATTAGGTATTAGTAACGATGATTATGATTATATTGATATTGATAGTACTTTTGATCCTAAAAAATCTCCTATATTAGTATACACTGATACACCTCTTAATAATAAAAACTTAATTAAGACTTTACCTAAATTAGTTGATAGAATAGAAGGTATATTAGAGCATCACCCTAATGAAAAAGGTATTATACATACCCAGAGTAATAATATTACTGACTATATAAAAAATTTCGTAGGTCAAAAGTATAATAAAAGACTTCTTTTTAGAGAGCCTGGTATCAAAAATGAAGACATTCTCAAAGCTCATATAGAATCAGAAGAGCCAACTGTTTTAGTTAGTCCTTCTATGGGCTACGGTATTGACTTAAAAGATGATTTGGGTAGGTTCCAAGTTATTGTTAAGTTACCTTTTTTACCTTGGCTAGATAAGCGTGTTGTTGCTATAAGAGAAACAGATAAAAAATGGTATACCCTCCAGATGTTATCTAGTTTAATTCAAGCTTGTGGTAGGACTACTAGAGGTGAGAATGATCATAGTGTTACTTATATAATGGATTCTACCTTTCTCAAAATAAGACAAGACTTTTATAATGACTTACCTGGATATTTCAATAAACGATGTGTAAACAGCTAAGAAAAGGATAAATATTAATATTGAAGACTCAATATTACGGTTTTGAAATTAAAGATATTATGAAGCAGTTTGTTTCTGCTTTTAATAGTATCGTTATCAACAGATATAACAAAGACCGATCTGTACAAGACAAAATACAAGCTAACTTTATTTACGCACCTAAAGAACGAGTTATACATGATTTAGTAAATAAAAATCAACATATTAAATTACCAGTTGTAGCTGTTTCTATGACCGGGGTTTCTAGAGATAATGAAAGAGTGTTTAATAAAATACCTGGATTTTATATCTCGAAAGCACCTAGTGTTAGCGGTGGTTCTATTGATACAAATTATTTTAACACTCCCATCCCGGTCAATATTAGTGTAAGTATGGATATACTCACAAGATTTCAAACTGATATGGACCAAATTTTAAGTAATTTTGTTCCATATAATAATCCTTATATTATAATTAGTTGGAAATTACCATCCTCTCAAAATTTAGTTGAAGATTTAGAAATAAGATCTGAAGTTTTATGGTCTGGAGATATATCTTTAGACTATCCTAAAGAAGTAAGCGGAACTATGCCATATAGAATATCTGCTAATACAAACTTTACTATCAAAGGATGGTTATTTAAGAAAAATTCTAATAGTAACGTTGCTAATATATTTACAATTGACCAAACATTTGTACCTGTAAGTGGGTTTGAGTATGAGTAAAACAATAAAATATACAACTGCATTAACTAGTGTTACAAGTGTCAGCGGAGCATTTGATAGTATACCTATATCTGGTCGACCTCAATTCACCGGGGACTTTAGAACTACTTTATTGTGTGGTTTTTCAGCAACTAAAAACTTCGAAGGTTATAGTTTCACTAGTGTTAATAGTATAATGCTTAGCTCAACTAATAATACTAATATATTTGATGCTTCATATACTCTTTCTGCTTACAACTTTTATAACGAACTTACTTCGGTAAGCACAAATATGACACCATCAACTTCTCTCACTGCAAATTACCCTGAAGTTAGTGGTTTTCCTATTACAACATATACAATAAATAACTATAACACGTTGACTATTAGATTTCCAGAGTTAACTGCAACAGGTACAGTAGATGTTATTGCAATTAACCCAGCTGGATATGGTATTTTTTCAGCGGATGTAACGGGGATTAGTGGTATAACAGTACAATAAGCATATGGACACAGGACAGAAATCAACATTTGGAAGAAATTTACAGCAATTTATATCTAACGCACTACC